TTAATTACGTCTACACTTAAACCAGGTAATGCTTTAGCAATGGCAGTGTTTTGATCTAATCTAAAACTTTGTGCATTTTCATAACCTTTTATTACTTTGTTTGCCTTTTTGAAAAAAGTATTATATTCTTGTTTACCTAAGATAGATTCATAGTTTTTACCAAATTTCTTAACAAACTCGTCATGTGACATTTTCTGTACACCTTCTTTAGGAAATACATTATTAAAATAATTTCTATATAAAGAATTTTTTACAGTTAATGTAGTTGACTCAGGAAAAAATTTACTTGTTATTAATTCACCAAGTTCCATAGCATTTTGTCTTGCTACACTTGAATCATCAACAAACTTTTTAAATAAACTTTCTGATTCTGCGGCAAGTTTTTTACCAGATACCATTTCTGAAAAATTAGTTCTATTAGCGCCTGCACCAAAATCATTACCCCAATTTTTAAATATATTATTTTGTTTTTGTCCAATTAATTTTATTTGATCTTTAAAGGCTTGTGCTACATTGTCAGGTCCTTTTATTAAATTATTTTGAATTATTTCGTTCATTTGTCCTTGTATTTGGGTATAAATACCTTGTGCTCTACCTGTTGATGTTTCTCTTAAAAGATTAATTGCATTTTTCATTGCATATATATCTTTTAATGTTAGTTTTCCTTGTTTTTGTAAAGTAGTAAAACCCTCGATTAAGGTTTTAAAATCTTTTGATGTTTCTGCTAAACCTGTTCTATCAAATACTTTTCTTAAAGCAATTAATTTATTTTTATTAATTACATCTTTATATGTTTTAGCAGTTTTACCTGGTACACGTCTTAATTCACCTTTTGGAAAAACATCAAACTCAAAAAACTTTTTGTCTTTTTGAATTAATTTTATAACAGGTGTCATACCCTCTAAATCAATAGGTCCTTTATAAGCTGTTACATAATCATCTATGACGTTGTCAACCTCTGTTAATCTTCCTTGTAAAGCTCTATAACTATCGTCAATAGTAATTCCAAATCTATCTAATAAATCTGTTGCAGCATCTCCTATAGTATCTTTTTCTAATTTTAAAACATCATCTGTTTTACTTACTGCTTCTAATTCAGCCTTATTTAATGCTGCACGTGATACAGATTTAACTTCTGATTCTGCTGCATCAATTATTAAATCTGCTGTAGTATTATCGACATTTCTTAATCCAGTTGTTCCTTTAATTATTTTATCTTCTACTGTTCTAAATGTTGCTTTTGTTTTAATACTCTCTACTTCATCAGCAATAAGACCTTTTGCAATTCTAGATTTCTTTTGTAATGCTGGTGATTCTATTAATGCTTTACCTAAACTTACAGCAAAATAATCATTTGCTTCTTGTTCTGTTAGATTAAAATTTTTTTGAAATTTATTTTTTACATTAGTAACTTTTTTTAAAACTTCGTTATTTGTTTTTCCTTTTGCATCTACAAATTCTTTTAAAGTATTAGAGCTTAAAGAGTTTTTACCAAGTATTGTTGGTAATACTAATTTAGCAGCACCTAAAAAAGCAGTTGTTGCTACAGCATCTAATGCAAAATATCTAATTGCTGAATCTTTTGCAACTTGTTCAAATTCTTCTGCTGTATACATATCATTTTGTAAACCTAACTTATGATAACCATACATTAATCTTGCATACTCTGCTAAAGCACCTGATGTAGCAGAACCAGCAACTGTACCCGCAGGACCACCATAACTTCCTAAAGTACCGCCAACTATTGATGCAACTATTGGCATAGTGTCAGCTCCTGCATCCGCAAAATCTCTAAGACCTATTTGTGGAGAATCAACAGCTGCAAAAAAACCAGTTCCACCTAATTCTTTTGGAATTCTATAAATTAAACCTTGATCTTCTTTTCCACCAAATTTTAAAGTTTGATATTTTACTTCGATACCATCTGCAAATTTGTTTATTGTCTCGATATCATAATTTTGTTTTAAGTTATCAATAATTAATTTTTTAAAATTTCTTTCTTGTGCCTGTGAATTATTTAAACCAAATCTAGCAAAATATCTTATACTTGCTGCTAACTCTGTATCTTTACCAGCAGCAATTCCATTTGCTTCGAATAAATCTTTTCCAGATATATAACCAGCATCTTGTTCAATACCAACTTCATCTATCTGTACTTGATTTATTGATTTATTAGCTCTTTCTGAAGCTGGTTTAATAAGATCGATGTTTAATCCATCAGCAGCAAGAATAGATGCATCAGTTGATTGCTCAGAAGAAGTATCTAATTTAGGAAATAAATCTGCGGATGTACCTTCAAATTCACCAGTTACAATTTTATATGCGTCCTCTGGTTTTACATTATTTGATAATAATGTATCAAAATCTTTTTGTTGTTCTTCATTAAGTTTAGTTTTATCAGCCACATTACTACTCTTTTTTCTTTTGATTTTTTTCTATAATACTTTCAATCGTTTTCATTTTATCTGCTTTACCTTCTAAAAATTTTTCGAATGAACTTCCTTCGTAATTTTTATCAGCTTTAATATTTTTATAATTGAAAGCTTGTATAACTCTAAAATCTGTTCTATCTGTATTACCATATAATTCTTTTAATAATTCATCAGATACATCTTTATTGTATTCTGCTGCTAATTCTTTTGCTGCTGCATCTGCTGCATTCTTTTTAAAATTAACATCTCCTTTTAAATCTCCTCCTGGAAAAGCAAGAGTTTGTGCTTTATCAAAAGCAAGAGTTTCTATATCAGCTAAAGCTTTTTCAGAAGATAGTAATACTTTTAATGCACCTGTATTTGTTTCTAAACTACCTTGTCCTTTTAATAATATATTAATGTCTGCATTAGAAACTGGATATAAATCTTTTACTTTACTTAATATTCTTGTTTTAGAAGTAGAATCAAATATTTGTTTTAATTTTACAATTTCTTCTGCGCTTGGTACATATTCTTTATTGTCTGCTTTAGACTGTCTATATCTTGTAATAACATCTCCATATCCTAAACCAATTGCAATTTCTTCTAGTGGTAGAAAGAAATCTTCCATAATACCAGTGATATCATAGTTTTTAGATTTTAATAAAGTATTATAAGCTGTCTCTGTCGCTTGATAACCTGCTTTGCTTTTATCAAAATTATCTTGATATTTATCATATGCTTTTAAAATAAATTCTTCATCTATTGGTCTGTATCTTCTATCTTTACCTGTATTTAATGCTTTTATTCTATCTGTTAAAGCTTTTTGTTCTTGTAATTCTATTGCTTTAGATGCAAGAAAACCTTTTTTCTGTCCAGTTGCAAATTTTGCTAAAGGTGATTTAGCTTGAGTTATTGGAGTATAACTTCCGGATTCTATTATGGTCTCTAAACCAGAAAGAAATTGAGTTCTTTTAGAATCATCATCATATATTTCATCTAATTTTTTTCTTGAAGTATCTGCTAAAGAAGAAAAGGCATCACCAACGGTAGCAAAAAAACCTTTTTTTTCATTATCACCAGTTTCATTTTTATCTCCTTCAACTTTTTTGTTTTCGTTTTCGAGTGCTTTACCAGTGACTTCAACCTCTACCTTTTCTAAATCTTCTGTTGCCATTAGTTTACCTTTTTAAATTGAACATCTATTTTAGAGTAATCAACCATTAAGTAACCACTATCGTGTATTAAAGAAGCATCTGGTACTTGATGTGCCATTACACCTTGATATGTTGTATTATCACCTTTATATTTAAAGTTATAAATATTTATACCACTAGCTGATTTTCCGATTAATTTAATATCTTCTTTTAATCTTATGTCTGAAAAGAACGGTGCAAGTGCTTGACCTACACCAGCAATTTGAGTTGCTGTACTAGGTCCACCTACTGGTGTTCCAACAAAACCTGATCTTTCTTCTCCATAAGTTCTTATAGGAGCACCTGCTAAAGATCCAATCATTTGTCTTACTTGACCTGCTTCGAAATCTCTTCCTTCTATAAAATCTCTATATTGTTCTGCTAATGCAGCTTGTTCTATTCCTCTAGCTGTCGCACCAAATTGACCTAAACCTGCTGCAGCACCAGCTAAACCTGACAGTTGTGCCTGTGCAGATTGTAATTGTGCTGCTCTATCAGCAGCAAATCTTTGTGCTCCTGATTCAAAACCAGCTTGTCGTAATCTACCAGATACATCAGCAACTTGATCTTGAAATCTTTCTCTTGATAAAGCTCTTTCTACTCCTTCTCTTGAACCACCAAAAGCTCCAGCACCTACAGCTCTTGTAGATAAAGCTCTATCTCCCATCTGAAATGCTTCTCCTAAATCAGATATAGTAGATTGAATTACATTATTAGTATAAGGATTCATATATTGTTGTGCAGTTGCAGTATCAAAAGTCTGAGCACCAATATTTGCTAATTGACCTGCTTGTGGTAAAATTTGAGTACTAAAAACATTTGCAACTTGCTGTTCTTGTGGACTTAGTTGAGCTATACGTTGACCTTGATATTGTGCATAAGGTACATTAAAAACATTTTCAGCACGTCTTAAAGCACGTTCTTGTATTTCTTTAAAATATTCAGGTATCTGCGATGTCACAGTTTGTTGTGATGGCGCTTGAATAACAGTTGTTTTTGGTCGGAAAAGACTACCCATTGATTATATATGTACCTCCAATATTTTTGTAACCTAGTTTTAAAAAAGCATTATGTTTTTTAAAAACATCTTTACCTTGCATAACCTCTAATATAGTTGTGAGATTATGTTTTAAAGAATACTCTTTTAAAACCAACATTATTGCACGAAAGGCTGGATAGCTCCTGTGTTTAGGAAGAACATGTAACCATAGTGTTCTTAAAAATTTCTTATCACTATACCATGTATCATCTATCGTTGCAGCTAGTGTACCTACAATAATATTTTCTTTTTCTAATACTATAACAAAATTATGTTTAATGTAAAATACTATGTTTTCTAGTATTTTAGTGTTATTTATGTTGCCAAAGTTAAAAGGTGCCTCGTGTAGCCAAGTTCTTAAACATTCTCTGATCTTTACAGCATCACTAATTTTTGCTTGTCTTATATGATATTTATCTTTTTCCATCAGGTCTTATATTAATTCGTAATGTTCCAAATCTCCAATTATCTCCAACATTTTGATTTTCTATTCTTACACTAGATTGTCTACCACGAATACGAGTATTAAAAAACCTAGTTGTGTTGTTAACTGTAATTGCTTCTCCTGAAATCTTAGAATCATTAGGGTAATCTCTTGTTTTTAAGGTAATTACAGCATTACCTTCCATATTTTGAAAATCTGGAATAACTTTGTTTATAAAACTAAATTCTTCTCCGTCAGCAATATCTCCATCACCTGATTGTATAAATGCTTCTAAGGCAGAACCATCATCATCTACTCCTGATTCATGTCTGTAAATTATACTTCTTCCAGCTGTTAAACCATTTATTTGTGAAATTGTATTTGCTGTAGAGTTAGCTGTATATTCAGAGGCTAATGGATTTAGTTCTACACCATTATCTTGATAAGTACTTCTTTCTAAATTTCCAAAATACCAACTGTTTTCTAAATAATTAAATATTACATATTTATCTACTTGATCCGAGTTGCTAGAACAATAATACCAAATAATTTCTGAAAAATTAGAAGTTTGTCCTGCATAAACTTGTGCATATTGAGTTTTATTTATATCATTAAATACATGATTTAAAACACTACAAGGTAATTCTTGAACAGCGCCGGCATATCTAAAGAATTGTCCATCAGACATCCAATAAGCAATATCATCGACAACTATCGCAGCATTTAAACCAACAGATCCGCAATCATTACCAAGTTGTCTAAAACCAAATATAAAAGGTGGACCTACAAAAGACATTGAATGCATTGTAGTATCTGTCCAAATAAGAATAGTACCTTTAGCAGGTCTAGCACATCTTATTTCACTACCACCTGCAATTCTTTGTGATCCTGCAGAGTTTGTTGCATTAGCTGTAAATTGTTCAAAATTTTCTTGATCACTAAATCTTATAAACATTTTATCTTGTGATGATGTGTTACCGATTTCAGTTTCTGTTCCCATCAAAATTAAATGCCTTGTTTCTGTAGAAATTACAGATAATGTGCTTGCTGTAGGAACATTCGCTATTTCTTCTGCTCTATTGTCAGAAAGTCCTAAAGAGCTATCATAATAATATGTACTTCCATCTCTTTGTGTAATTATTAAATCTTCTCCCCAATTGTTTATAGACCATTGTCTCATATCGATAGTTACATTAGAGCTTGATCTAGGTGTATTCCAAGTTCCAACATTCCAAGCTCCTGTACTCCAACCAAAACCAAAAGTTTGTTTATCTGGTCCAACAGAAAGTTGATATTTAGCAGTACAATTTGCAGTAGTTGTTACATTTGCTGATGCTGTATTATTGCTTGTTATTACATATGCATCAACATTAGTTATTGAAACAATTTCATATTCTGCGTCAATACTCGTGTTTGCAATACCTCCAACATTTGCAACTGAACAATTAGATATAGTTACAAAATCTCCAAGTTTAGCTCCATGAGCAGTATGATTTACAGTAATATTAGCACTGTTTGCTGTAGTGTTAAATACACTTGTTAAAGAGTTGCTTTGTCTTAGTGGTGTAATATCAGCATTCGTACCAGACGCAAATACATAAACTTTTCTATCTGTTCCTAAAGCTTCTAGTCTTGCTCCAGCTAAATTAAACCATTGTTCTAAAGCTCTTCCTACTCCAACATAATTAGCTTGACTAAATTTTGTCCAACCACCTATTTTTTGAGGTAATCCTTTTCTAAATCTTACTTTATCGCAATCTGACCATCTACCTTCTGCACCAGTTTCTGTGTTTTCGGTATCTATACCAGGTTGAAAATTTAATTGAGTTAGTGGCATAATAAAAACATTATATAACAAATACAGGAAAAATATAGTAATTAATTAAGGGGACAAAAGGGTGGTTTGGTGGAAACTTCTTTTGTCCCGAAATTAGATAATATTTATTTTTTTGGTAAAGTAAAGCCTTTAAAGTAAGCTGGTAAACCTAATAAAGGTCTTTTGTCTAAAGCATTTTCTTTTGCCATTTTAGATCCTGCTTTATTGTAATGTAAAAATACTTGTCCACAATCTTTACCTTTAAATTCTTCTCGCCAATGTTCTAAATCACAACCAGAATAAATTAACATATCACCTGGTTTTAAATCTATTTTAACACCTGCTTGACCTTTTTTTCCAGTTGGATCAAGGTAGATTGGCCATGAGTCACCGCCTAAATTTAATGTTGTAGATATTTCACATGAATATCTATCTTTATGACGAGCTAAGACATCACCATTTTTATATATTCTTGCATAAGAATAAGTTTCAGATAATTTTAATCCTGTGTGTTTTTCCATAACAGGTTTTACTTGTTGTAATAAAGTTTCCATAGCAATATCAGCATAATGTGAATATGTATTTGGCACCTGTTCATCATTCCATATTCCCCAATACTCTGTAAAAGGTGATATATATCTAGAGTCAAATAAAACTCTTGCCACATTTCTTTTGTTTTGAAAATATTTATATACAAAATCTGCTAACTCTTTAGAGATAGCTTCTTTTAAAACACTATATTTATTTTTTTTGAACGACATTTAAAACTCCTTTCGGTATTGCTTGACAGTTCCAATGTATAAACCTAAATGGTTCATACCCTATATCAACCGCATATTGATGAGGCATATAAGATGGAAAAAAAATCATTCTGCCTGGTTTTACTTTATAATGTACTTGTGATGATGCATACGTTATTTTTGATTTATCTTTTTCCGGTAAAAGATTCATAACATTACCTGGTCTAGGATCTTCAAAAATTGGTAAAGATGTTCTTTCACTTGCTTTTAAAAAATAAAAACCGGATATGTGTCCATTCCAATGTGTATGTAAAGTATGGTGTCCACCACCTTTTTTAGCAAACTCTTGTACCCACATCTCTGTTGTAAAGACTACAAAATTAGTTAAATCAAAACCCATTTCTAATAATAAGTTATGTGCTGTTGCTCCTACATAATCTTGTAATTGTTCAAATTTAGAATCACCAATTAAAGATGTTGAATGAAATACATAACCCATATCTCCTTTATCTCCGAATTCTTTATTTCTTTTATCTATCTGTTTTTTTAAATTTTTTTGAGATTGTTTAATATATTTATCAGAAGCTTTATTTAATTTATTTACATACTTAGGTTGATCTGCCCACCATATAGGACATTTAAAATATTCTTCTAATTCTAATTGTTTTGGAAAACTCATCTGTAAGGGTATCCTAAATTCCATATTACTAAACTATATCTGGATCCTTTTTTAACTGGACATACTCTATGCCAAACAAAACCAGGAAATACAACTAAAGATCCTTTAGGTAATATTTCAGTGCATTTTCTAATATTAGGTTTTTTATCTGGATCTACATTTCTAAAATCAAATTCTAATTCACCACCTTTATAATCTTTAGGATCAGACAAACTTACGGTTACAGATAACTTTCTAATTTTACCATGTGATGGATCTCCTTGTTCTCTTTGATAAGGTCGATCCCAACCATCGCAATGCCAATCATAAAATTGCCCTTTTTCATATTTTGTAAATTGACAAGATTCAGAGTAATCCCATTGAAAATTCCAACCGGCATTTGCATTTGCTTGATGAACATAAGGTTGTATTTCTTTATAAATCCACCTATCATTCATCCAAACAATATTGGAATCTCTTTTTTGTTTTAAATCTTTAATTTGTTTTTTATTTAAATTTTTATTACCCATACCACCTGTTACTGCCATTTGATCAGAAATAGATTTTCCATATTTAACTATTTCATCACAAATTCTAGAGGGAATTGCTGATTGAAAATACCAATAATAATTTTGAAGTTGCATATTTACTTTCTTAACATATCTTAACTTTTTTAAAACAAAAGTAAATATTTTTTATGAAATTGTCAATGTACCAGAAACTGTAAAAGTTGCTATTTTATCACCTCCAGGGTGAGTTGATGTTGAATTTGTACCTGGTGTAACAGATAAAGAAACTCCACTTGGTCCTCTAACAACAACAATACCAGATCCCCCACAACCTGCAGAAGTAGGATTAGACCTCGAACCACCACCACCGTTACCAGTATTTGCAGAACCACTTGGTCCAGAACCAGGACTGTTTGGTCTACCAGCTCCTCCAGTTGAATATGTAACATCAGAACCAGTAATTGTATTTGGCACTCCAGAACCTCCACTATTTGAAGGTGCACTACCTCCAGTTCCACCAGCACCTCCTCCTCCACCAGCAATACCAGAGGTATTTCCAGGTTGATTAGAACCACCATCATTTCCTTGTGGCGGACTAACAGAAGGAGTATTTCCAGTTCCACCAGCAAAATTTGAAGCTACCACAGAACCACCTGCACCACCTCCAGATCCTCCTGGTTTACCTGCAGAAGAACCTGATCCTCCACCACCTCCACCACCAGAGGCAGTAAACTTATTTGTACCTTCTACTCCACAAACATTAAATATTGAATCACTGCCTGGTTGCGCATGACCTGGTGCTTGTGCAGAACCAGCACCAATAGTAATATTGAAAGTTCCACAAGCTAAAAATATTGGACTTGCTTGTAGTGGGCTTGGACCAAAACCAGATGCTCTATAACCTCCAGCTCCTCCACCTCCACCGCCTCCACCAGATCCTCCCGGGTTGTTGTTGTTACCACCTGCTCCTCCACCTGCAACTACTAAATAATTAAATTCTTGTACAACAGAACCATCTGGCCAATTTCCACTTCTTCTTGCACTATATTGACTTTGCATTGACCACACACCACTTGCTTTGTTTAATTCTTTTACAATAACTATTCCTGATCCACCTGCTCCACCAGCTTGATTTGCTGGACCACCTCCAGCTCCACCGCCACCACCGCCAGTATTTGTTGTGCCTGCTGTTCCTGCTTGTCCAGTGCCGCCTGGGCCAGGTCTACTTCCGCCTGCTCCACCACCACCAGTTCCACCAGCTCCACCAGTTCCACCAGAATCAGCT